GAAGATAAAAAGTTTGACTTAGAAAGTGCTTTGAGATCTGCAAGAGAAATTACTCGTGATATTAAACGTACAGATATACATGTAGAAATTGTTAGCAAATTAGGAACACTTGCTGAAGAGCATGGCTTACAATTAGATAGTCATGATGAAAATGTAGTTTTTCAAGCAAAAAATAAATTAGAGTCTGCTATATATCAACTAGAAGAAGTTTTTGAAGATGCAATAAGAGATGTATCAAATAAAATAGACGAATTAGAATTGGACAGTTAAAATGGCAGGTAAAAATTTAGATTACTGGTATGACGAGCAGATAAAAAGATATCTCATTCAAATTATCAGAATCTTTTCAAATTTTCAAACAAGAGAGTACACTAAAAATGGTGTAAAATATAATCGTGTACCTGCAAGATATGGCGATATGAACAGAATGGTAGCCGCCATAATGCGTAAAGGTTCAGAAAATATTATTAATAGTGCACCATTTATAAGTGTTACTATACAAAGTCTGCAACCTGCAAGAGATAGAACACATGAGCCTTTTCTCGTTGATACAACACAGGTAGCAGAAAGAGAGTTCGATCAAGAAACGCAAACATATCAAAATGATCAAGGTAATTTATATACTACACAAAGGTATATGCCAGTACCATATAATTTAACTATACAAATGGACTTATGGTCTAATAATACAGACACCAAATTACAAGTACTAGAACAAATATTTGTATTATTTAATCCAAGTATTCAATTACAATCAAATAGTAATCCACTAGATTGGACTAGTGTGTTTGAAGTAGAACTAACTGATATTGCTTGGAGTAATAGAAGTGTTCCAGTAGGTACAGATGAGTCAATAGACATTTCTACTTTAACCTTTACATGCCCTATTTGGATATCGCCACCAGCAAAAGTTAAAAAACAATCAATTATACAAAGAATTATAGCAAACATACATAGTGTAAGCAGTATTGCTGATTTAGGATATGATGAAGACTATGCAGACTTTTTTGGAGATATTGAAGACACAGCAGAAGTAGTTGTTACTCCTGGTATGTATAGTGTAAGAATTAGTGGTGCTTCAGCAGTATTAATTAACGAACAAGGAGTTTCAGTACCCTGGACTGATATAACAGAAATGCAAGGCGATATTAGAACAACAAGTTTATTAAAATTAAATACAAGCAATGATACAAATAACTTCTTGGGAGAGGTTATTGGTACAGTAAGTGTAGATACTACTACACCGTCTAACTTAATTTTTAATTTAGATACAGACACTTTACCAACAGACACAATTAATGATGTTGATAAAATAATTGACCCAAGAGAAAATTATCCAGGAGACGGAACATTAGCCGCCGCCTCTAATGGACAAAGATATTTAATTACAGAAACAATTACAGCATCTGGTTACACTAATTGGAACATAGATGCATCAGAGAACGACATTATAGAATATAATGGTAGTGCTTGGGTAGTATCATTCGATGCTAGTTCACAAACAGGAAATACTCATTACATGCATAATACATTTACATCCAAACAATATCAATGGACTGGTACCCAATGGATAAGTAGTTACGAAGGGGAGTACAAACCAGGATATTGGAGGCTTGTATTGTAAATGAAAACAACAACGGCGGCAGGAGTAGTATTCCTTGCTAAAGACACCGGCAGATGCATGTTACAACTCAGAGAAGGTAACAAACGTTTTAATCACACTTGGGGTTTTTGGGGAGGCATAATTGAGAAGGGAGAAACACCTTTCGAAGCATTACAAAGAGAAGTAGAAGAAGAAATTGGGTTCGTTCCAGAACTACAAAAACTAAATCCTATTGATGTCTATCAGAGTAAAGATAAAAACTTTTACTATTACAGTTTTGTATATGTAGTAGATAAAGAGTTCCAACCACCAAAACTTAATGGTGAGAGTGCCGGTTATGCCTGGGTAGATATAGGACAATGGCCTAAACCATTACACAATGGTGCAAAAGTAACTCTCTATAAAAATGGCGGTACAGAAAAACTGCACACTATACTTGAAATAAATTCTTGATAAATATTACACATGAGCAAAGGCGAAATTATAGATTTTGTGGTCTTGCGAATACAGAATGACTTAGACAAGTTTCAACGAACTAAAACTATTCCACATACATTACTCGAAGGCACATATGATATTGAAGAAATAAAAAGTGTCTACTATGATATGCTGTCTCCAAAACATCAAAAAATTGCTGACAGACTTTATAGAGAGTATAACGAAAGAATAGACGAAAATGTAGAATCTTTAAAACTGGCTATGAAAAAAGATTATGCTAGAGTAGTAAAAAATATGGCTACTGAGCACGAGAGTTTTAGATTTAAACAAATTATGAACTCATATAGGCCAGGAATGAATCCAATAAGAGCTCTGTATTATCAGACCAGAGATGTGACCAGGAGATATAATCCTGAGCACCCGTATCACTATTGGTTAATTGATCTGGTAACAGATTTAGAATTCAATAATATTATTTTAGACGCCTTGGCTAAGGATGTAAGAAAACTAGAACGTGTAATAAAAAGATATTTCTTTCCACTTACTAAAAATAGTGAAGGTATTCCTTTAGAATTATTCCATGCAAAACAACAACTAAAAGACTTTAGACATTATTATTTGTTTTTTAGAGGAATAAAAGATTGGTCACCAGACGAATAATTATTTAGAAGTTTTTCTTTCAACTCCGTCCCAATCACCTTTTGGCATTGGTTGTTTAATTCTTTCTGCATACAAGTTTGCTAATGTATTGTTCCAATTATGTTCTTTTATAATTTCTATTTGATGAGAACATTCAGCCCACTCTCTGTTTTGATAAGAATCTACCATTCTGTTAATTACTCTTACTTGTTTTGAATCTGATAAAATAGTGTAAATTGTTACAGGTGCTGTTTGTCCTTTTACAGCAATTTTATCTAACATAACAAGTCCTTGTGGTAAAACTATTTCATTTAATGTATGTTCTGTAAACATAAAGAATACACCGTACTCTTTGGTTTGTGCTTCTAGTCTTGCCGCTAAGTTTACACTATCACCCAATACTGTATAATCAAATCGTTGGTTACTACCCATATTACCTACTACAGCATCACCTGTGTTAATTCCTATACCAACACCTAACTCCATTAAATTATCTTCTTTTAGTTCTTTATTAAGTTTCTTTAACTCTACTTCCATTTCCATTGCAGTATCTATTGCCAATTGAGCATGATTCTCTACATCAAGTGGAGCATTCCAAATAGCCATTAAGGCATCACCTATATACTTGTCTATTGTGCCTTCTTTACGCATAACAAGATCTGTCATTGGGGTCATATACCTGTTTATTAGTTTACCTAAACCTTGTGGGTCTGTTTTAAATTGTTCTGATATGGGAGTGAATCCACGAATGTCTGAAAATAAGTATGTCATTGTTCTTGTATCGCCACCTAAACGTAATAGGCTTGGATCTTTTTGTAACTTTTTAACCATTGCTGGTGCAAGATAATGTTCAAATTGTTTCTTAATTTGCTCACGTAATTTATATTGTTTGTAAAAGTTATTAAATGATGCCTGAGTAAATACTAAAAATCCACTTAAAACAGGAAATGTTGCGTCTAATAATACTAAACCACTTGTATATTTGTAAACACTAAAATATGCTATACCACCTAAAATACTTAATGACATAGGTGCTGTAAGTAGCAATGGTAGTTTATATACTGCAAGTGCAATAAGAACCATACTCAATAAAGCAATCAGAAGCTCTGTCACTGCACTCAATTGGCTTCTTGTTATATTACTGCCATCTATAAAGTTTTGTAGCATATGAGCTTGTATATGTTGTGGATATAAATTACCTCGTGGAGTAGGAACAGGATTAGCGATACCCTCTGCTGTTACACCTATAATTACCCATTTGCCCATTAAATCAGGTATGCTTTCTGCACCCTCATACTCTATTTCATCAAAAATATTGTTAAAACGGATATATGCAGTTCCGTTTGGTTGTGTAACGATAGGGTCAAAACCTTTAACTGCAACTTCTTGTATTCCTATTTCACTAGTTTTTATCATGTAACTAGGCTTACCTGTATGTACCCTTAACATCTCCACAGCAAAACTTGGATATATTTTATTGCCCACAGTAATTGCAAGTGGGTATGTTCTTGTCTGGTTGTCTGGTTGTGGTTCTGATGCATTTACGCCTTTACCATTACTTACTACTTCTAACATAGGAACATTTGTAACTAAGTTAGGCCATGTAAGTAAATAGTCTTTTGCAGGAACAGGTCCTATTGTGCCTGTGCCTATATGAGGTCCTGTTGACTTTACACCTTTTACACTTGGTGTTTGGCTTAATACATTTACATTTACAGGATTTTTTCTTGCTCCTGGAATATTCATAACGTTTTGTTGCATTATGCTTGCAAAACTTTCATCGCCTTGGAATCTATCTTCTTCAGGAAACATAATAGTCCAGCCTGTAACACCACTATTTTTAGTTGCAAGATCAATTACCATTTGTGCATAGTATTGTCTTGGAAAAGGATATTGTCCGTATTTTGCTAGTGTTTTTTCGCCAATGTTTAGTATTACAACATTTTGACTTTGTTGTATCTCATCTAATTGTTGGTAACTGTCAAAAACTTGACCACGTAGGCTTTGTAAAGGCGTAGGATCGAATACCCTTAATGCGAGTAGTAGTGCAATTGATACTGCGACTGCGTACCCGCTGTATAACCATTTCATATCAATATTTATCGTATTTTATTACAGTTTTGCCTGGCTTCGTTCAGCAATCTATAATTATTTCCAACAACTGCGGCATATAACATATTAGTATTATCTAATTCTTCTGCTGTTATTTCTTTCCAGTA